CTGCAACGTTTGGAACAGGAACTTATACAATAACAAGTGCTGGAACTTTATTAAATTTAGCTAATGTTGTTGTTAATAATTCCACGGGAAGTGCATTAAAACCAATAAATGTAACTGCTGGAACCTATTCAATATCAAACGTTCAATTAGATTATGCTACTTCACTTTTTACGGGAGCAACAGCTTCAACAATTGATGCAGAATTTCTTGAAATTAATGCAAATAAATTTGTAACAAGAGGTGGAACTTCATCTGACTTTGTTAGAGGTGACGGCACACTAGAAGTCATCAACGTATATACTAATGATACACCAAACTTTAGCACTGCACTTGGTGTTGGTGCTGGTAACCAAGCAACTGGCCCGACAGGTCCAGCTAACGCACAATTCAATACTGCTATCGGTGCTAATGCATTACGTGATGTAACTACTGGTGATAGTAATACAGTAGTTGGTTCTAATTCTGGATTATTAATTACAACTGGAAGCAATAACTTGCTTTTTGGTGCTAATGCAGGAGAAAGTCTTACTACTGGAGGCAACAACATAGCAATTGGTAACTCGGCATTTTCTGATGCTGCAACGCCTAACTTTAACGTTGCTATTGGTGCTGGAGCAATGCAAGAAGCAATTGGTGGAGAAAATAACTTAGCAATTGGTAACGCTACATTGTTTAGTAATATAAGTGGTAATAGCAACGTTGCAGTTGGAAACTCTGCATTGCGATATAATACTACTGGTTTTAATAACGTTGCAATAGGAGGAACTGCACTAGAAGATAATACAACTGGTAACAATAACCTTGCTATTGGTACTGGTGCATTAAAAGATTTAACTACTGGCACTAATAACTTTGCAATTGGCTCTACTGCATTACAGAAGATTACAGATTCTAGTCAAAACTTTGCCATTGGTAATAACGCATTACTAAATTCAACATTATCTACAACTGGTCTTTTAGCTAACTTTGCAATTGGTACTGGAGCATTAAAAGCTTTAACAACTGGCGAAAGAAACATGGCTGTTGGTTATTATGCAATGGCTTATTCAACAACTGCTGAAAGAAGCTTAGCAATTGGTCGCTATGCATTAGGTTTAAGTAATGGAATTAGAAACGTAGGTATTGGAAGCGTTGCAGGTTATTGCAATGCAACTGGTAATGAAAACGTAGCAGTTGGTGTATGGTCATATTATAACTCCACTGCTGGTAACGGTAACACCGCAATTGGATTCGCCGCATTATCAAGATGGGATTCAGGTAATACTTATTACTTTAGTGGAAGTAGTGGAAACTACAACACTGCAATAGGTGCCTACTCTTCATGGGATAATCAAGCTGGCGCTGGAAACACATCACTTGGTTACAACGCTGGCTATAATATTTCTAGTGGTTCTAATAACGTAGCAATTGGTTACAACTCTGGAAACAGCGGAACTAATAACTTAACAACTGGTTCTAATAATATTATTCTTGGTTATAACGCAGCAGCAACATCTGCATCTGTATCTAATCAAATAACATTAGGTAACGCTTCAGTTACAAACTTTAGAGTTCCTGGTGTTGGATTTGACATTGACACAAACCGCGCATCAGTAACAGGTTATGCTAAAGTTTCTGAATACTATGCATCTACTGCACCAGTAGAAAAGAATGCAGACTTTACTTTAGCTGATACAGAAAACTATATTGTAAATACTAAAACCAGTAACTTAACTGTAACTTTACCATCTGGTTCAGAATATATTGGACGCGCAGTAACATTTATAAACCATGTAAACCATAAAGTTATATCGGCATCAAGTAATGTTATTCCACACAATGGTGGCGCAGCACAAACAGATATTAATTCTGCAAACAGTGGAAGATTTAGCACTATAGTGTATGATGGTACCAACTGGTATATAATGGCAACAAACGCATAATTAAATAACGAAGGAAAATAAATGAAGGAAATATTTTTTTTAGCTGGGCTTCAACGCTCAGGTGCAACAGTACTTAGTTCAATCTTAAATCAAAATCCAGACTTGTGGGTTTCGCCGGCAAGTCCAATGTTACAAATGATGATTAATGCTACACAAACATTTGATTCATTTGAACATAAAGACTATGACAGAGGCAACGCAATATCTAATGCAATTGCCGCAATACCACAAAACTTTTATTATGATAAACAAGCTAACTACATCATTGATAAGAACCTTAATTGGACATCAGCCAATGGCGTAGAAGTAGCTTATCGTTATATAAATCAAAATATTAAAATAATATGTCCAGTAAGAGATATACTTGATATATTAGTTTCATTTGACACAATCATTAATGCTCATCCTGATTCGCAGCAAAATGCTTTAATGGACAAAGAAGTTTTATTAGAAACATTTCCAGATAAACCAATGGCTGACCGCAGAGCAGATTGGCTAATGAAGTTTGGTAATGATATAATGAGATGCTTAAATAATATGAAACATGCAATGAATCCAGAATATAGACATATGTTTCACTTTGTTGAATATGACAATTTTATAAACAACCCACAGAAGGAAATTAATAAAATATATGAATACTTGGAAATTCCGCAATACAATCATGAATATCAGAACATTGAAGACAGCTCAGGTATCTCTGAAAACAGTCTTACAGGGATTAAGAATCTACACAAAGTAAGACCAAAGTTAGAAAAGAAATCACGCAAACCAGAAGACGTGTTCTTGCCAGAAACAATACAGCGTTATTCGGGATTGGAGTTTTGGCGTGGAACTAAATAGTTTACTTAATGAGTGGAACTTTCGTAAGTGCCGTGGGCCAGAGAACGCAACACCAGCAGAACTAGCAGAAGCATTTGCTTTCTTCTGTGAAAACTATGCTTATATTAAACACCCTAACCAAGGACGTATTGCTTTTGTTTTAAGGGACGCGCAAAAAGAAACTGTTAAAGCATGGTTAAGTGATAGATATACAATAGTATTAAAGGCACGTCAGATTGGATTCTCCACTTTGGCTGCAGCATATGCTTTCTGGATTACTTTCTTTTGGCCAGACAGATTTGTGGTTATGCTTTCAAAGACTGAACGTGAAGCTACAAAGCTTTTACAAAAGGCTAAGTATATTTATAAATTTATACCTGACTGGATGAGATTGTCTGGTCCTGAACTATTACAAAATAACGTTCTTAAGATGTCCTTTAGTAATGACTCTGTAATTGAATCAATGCCATCTGCTAACGAGCCTGCTAGAGGTGAATCAGTGTATCTGGCTATAATCGACGAGATGGCTTTTTTGCCTAATCCTGAGGAAGCCTGGGCATCAATCGAGCCAATTGCTGACGTAGGTGGTCGTGTTATCTGCTTGTCTACTGCCAAGGGTGAAGGTAATATATTCTTTAATTTATGGCATGGGTCGCAGACTGGGACTAATCGTTTCCGTGGAATCTTCTTTCCATGGTCAGCATCTGGTCGTGACCAAGCCTGGTATGACGCGCAAGCCGCAGAACTACCAATATGGCAACTACACCAAGAGTACCCATCTAATCCAGAAGAAGCATTCATTCGTTCTGGCAGACCAGTATTTGACATTGACGCTTTAAATAGATTTATTACAACAACCCCTAAGAAAGGTTTTAATAAAAAACTCTCTGATGTTCGAAACTCTTATATGTTTGAGTCCTCCGGTGGACCGCTCTCCGTATGGCAAACACCACAGGCAGGAGCTGTTTATGCTATTGGAGCTGACGTGGCCGAAGGATTGGCTAGGGGTGACTATTCTACCGCTCATGTTATTGATGCTAAGTCTGGTCTTATAGTTGCCCACTGGCATGGTCATATTGACCCAGACAAGTTTGGCGAAGAAGTTCTTTATGCATTGGGGTTCTTTTATAATGAAGCTTTAATAGGAGTTGAGTCTAATAACCACGGTTTAACAACTTTAACTGCTTTAAATAAAGCTAATTATATTAATCTTTATAGACAGCGTAGATTAAACCAACGCCACGCTGAAGCCACAGAGGCATTGGGTTGGCGCACAACAACCTTGACTAAGCCTTTAGCTATAGACGAATTGAATGCCAATCTAAGAGATGGTGCATTAGACCTACGATGTGAATATACGATAGCTGAACTTAAGACCTTTGTCCGTGATGACAATGGCTCTACGCACGGCTCCCCGCACGACGACCGAGTAATGTCTTTGGCTATTGCCAACCAGATGCTTAAGTACGTTTGGCTGCCAGAGTATAAGCCTAAAACTGACTCTCCATGGGGAACCATGAATTACTTTGAAAAGAAGCTACATAAGCCAATTAAGACTAAAGAGCGTTATTGGATAGGTGAATTCAATAGTTACTGATATAATGTAACGAGTGAACTATACTTATATAGGAGTTTTTATGCACTGTTTGGATTGTTCCAAAGAAATTTCAGAAGAGAATGATATCAAACGTGGTATTTGCTTTAGCTGCCACATCAAAGGCATCAAGTTTGGGTTCAGGGGAGCAAGTTATGGCAAGTCTACATGGAATGATACAACCATTAGAGAGACTCAAAGAATGTATGAAGCAATGCCTAACGTTGAAAAAGTATCAAGTCGTAAAGAATTAATATAATGGAGTGGCTGGTACCAGTAGCTGTTGCTATTATAGGTGGACCAATGGTTGTATTAATACAATCGTTTAGAAAAGAGAGCAGTGAACAACACGGCGTTCTAGCCGGCAAGATAGATAAGATTGCT